TCTGGTTTACCCCAGTTTTTTGGGTCTTGACACGGGTATCTCCAGCGGTCTTCGCACCCTGTCAAAAACAGGATTGTCATCAAAATTAACAGGTTCTTTGTCACGTTGCTTCCTCTCAATTTCTCGCCGAAGTTTTTCAACCTTTTCTACCTGCTCTTTGACTTGGTACTTTGCTTCCAACACATCCAGATACAACATCGCACCCAAGGGCAAAAGCAGACCAACCAAGACACAAGCCGCAATCCATCCCATTATTTCCTCTCCAGATGACTTAACAGGAGGAACCACAGCCACAGGTAAAGGAGGAATATTGCTGTTCCAATCAGGTACGCTGACTTTGCTTGGAGGTCTCTTTGCCTTTCCCTGCGTAGCCATCCCTTGTACCTTTCCTTGGCTTCTTCTGCCAATCTTGCTTGTTCTTGCTCTCCCTGAATTGTCTCTCGCATCTCAAACACTGAACTGTACAAAGCACCCATCTCTGGAGGGCTTTGGTACACCATTGTTTCCCTGATCGTCACTTCTAGTGCCGCCATCTCTTGCTGTGCCATCACCCGCTTGAGTGCGGCTTCCATGTGATTCTGGTCAGGGTCGTATACCGTCTTGCTCTTTTCTTCTTCTTCTCTTATGTGTGCGGCAAGTTGCTCTTGGAGTCTGAAGAACTCGGTGAGGTTTTTGACAATCTCAACCTTGACCGAAGTCTCGTCAACACTGACAAACTCAGACTTTTTGCTTTTGGCAACAGGCTTGACTTGAGGACTTGCACCAAAGAACTTGCGTAACTGACCCCAGAAGCCATGCAACTCTTTGCCAATTGCCACCACTTCATCAGCAGTTTTCTTGACTTGGACAAAAGATTCTTTAGCTTGCTTGTATAGATCACAGCCTTGCTGGATGTTTTTGACCAGCCCTGCTGCAAGTAGACAAAGACTGATCGGATCAATTTACAGCCCCAACATTTTCTTGACAAACTCAGCCGCCACACCTGGACCAAACAACACACAGATCATGACTGCGTACAACAGGTACTCAATCTTGGTCATGCGCTTGTCGCCGTCAGACAGCGACTTTTGGATGGCCTCGTACCGCTGGGCGCAGATGGCCTCATGCACGGCAAATTCTGTTTCTAAATCATTCATTACCAGCCCGCCATAGTTATATATTTTTGACCATCCGCACCACAATCAGCAAGGAATTCATCCTTTTGTTCTGCGCTGTAGTTGCGGCACTTTACTCGTTTAAGTTCTGTTTCCGTTTCTTCAAGCCATGTGGCTTCTAAAGTGTTTGATTTGATGTCGTGACATACTGCGGCTAAGTAAATCATGCTGTTACTCCTTTAATTACACTGAAATTGATGACTGGTGTATCTGATGCAGTTCCGCCTGTTGTCCAAAATGTAATGACAAAAGAACCTGCACCAATACCTGTTGCAAAGATGTAATACACGTTGGTATTTCCACCAGCTAAATTTATCAAGATTGTGTCTGTAGCCGCAACCAAAGAATTGTTAACTGTAAATGTATTAGGCGTGGCAGAGCCAGCCGCTGTAAACATTGTGATTTTGCCTGTAGGCTTGTTCAGCGTTACAGCAGTAGTCCTGCTTGTTCCTTGTGTAACAGAACCGCCTGCACCTGTGCCGTAGCCAAGACCTGCAACATTGGTAACAAGTACGTTACCACTGGAGTCGATACGCATACGTTCTGAACCGTTGGTTTGAAACAGTAAAGGAAATGCACCTGCAACGGTTACTCTTCCAGCAGTTGCATTACTAAAAACTACTTGCGCTTCATTAGTACCGTCTCCAACAACTCCAGCGATAACAACGCCTGTTCCTACAACCGCCAACTTTCCGTAGGTGCTTGGCGAAGTAGTACCAATCCCCACATTACCAGAAGCATCTCCAAAAACGCCTGCATTACTTGTTAAACCTGTTGTTCCATCAATCGTAGTTGTCATGATTAACCCTCGTAAAGAATGTTGATTGAGCCAGCATCAAAGGTGTCTGTGCCATTGACTGTGGTAATACGTATTCGGTCAAGAATGCTAGAGGTTGTTTTTGTGCCGCCAATAAAAGATTGATAGGTCGAAACGGTGTCACCCAGATTGCCAGAACAAATCCAAAGATTTGATCCAAGCAAGTTGAAAATTAAAGCTCCCGACAAAGATCGAACTGCCGTCTGTACGTCACTTATGTCAAACCCTGCGCTAAAGTTAACACTAGCCGCAGATGCTGACGCAATGTAACTAGCACTACCCGCATAGCCAGAGGTTTCGACACTTCCAGCACCCAGTTGTATTCGTACTTTTGAAGTTCCGTTTGTACTAACCGCATTAAACATCACAGTAATTCGTTTAACCCATGCTGACAAACCAGTAAAGTCAATTGAAGTGCCAGATGTAGACGCAACAGCAGTACCCTGAGTAATCCTTTGCATTTGCGCCCTAGACGCATTGCTATCAGTGCCATAGAACTGACCGTTGTATTCAAGGTTGCCTGTGGCAGGTGTGCCAATCAGCGTGTCGGAAGTTAAAACAAGTATTGACATGATTATCCTTCGTACAAAATATTGATTGAGCCAGCGTCAAAGGTGTCTGTTCCCGGTGATACTGTGGTAATAACCACACGATCAAGAGTGCCGCTAAGAGTTACGCTGCCTGATGAACTGTATTGATTGGCAGAAGCAGCCACAGCCCCAAACAATGTCCATGTGTTGCTATTGAGCAAAGAAATTACAAACAAGCCAGATAAAGTATTTGCAGCGTTTGCGCTGTTAATAATAAAACCAGACGTGGCAACAGCCGTTGCGGAAGATGCCGCAGCATTATTTGTTGAAGCCGCTACATATCCGCTTGTTGTTACAGAACCTGCACCTAATTGAATTTGTGGCAAAGATGATCCGCTAGTAGACACGCCATTAAACATCACAGTGATGCGCTTTACCCAACTTGGTAAAGAACCGAATGTTACTGATGTTGGCCCACCAGAACTAGGAAAAGGGTTTGTTCCACCAGAGTTAACAGTGCCTAACGTATTGACAGAACTAGTTGCAGTCGCTGCTTGAAGTGTTAATGTGTTTGACCCCGCAACAGCAGGGGCGGCAAGTGTTACCTGTCCGCTAGTATCGCCTGTTAAAACAAGTGAACTCATGTGTAATCCTTAAAGAACAACATACCTGCTACCAGTGGGTACGGTCAACGTGACACCAGAAGCAATAGTGATTGGGCCAACAGAGTGGGCGTTTTTGTTTGTCGTGATGGTGTAGTTGGACGTAATGCTTGTGAAGTTCTCAAAGATCACGCCACCAGCCACCGCACCACTACCTGCACCACTAGACAACTGAAACTGAGTGCCGTCATACACCAACAACACCACAGAGTTTGCTGGCATGTCACCGGCAGCCAGGGCAGTCGTACCCTGCTTGGTGATGTTCTTCAATCCCAAGCTGTTGACATTGATCTGAGATGCGCCAGTATTGGCATTGGTCACTTTCATCACCACAGCCAAACCAGCCGTGTATGTCGGTGTCAATCCAGTCGGGAATGTGACCACATAAGAGTTTGCTGCACCAGTGTCCACCAAGTAGTTGGTGTAGTTGTTCGGATTATTCAGAAACGCTGTGATCTGGGTAAAGTTGGTATCCAACAAACCCAAGGATATGGAGCCAACTTGACCCCCAAACGTATTGGTTGGCGTTATTACTGCTGCTCCACTCATGGATTACCCCACTAAATAAGGTGTTGTGATGCGTCTTGTGAATACCGATGAGAGTACCGCACGGACTTGCTTGATGTATTCTTGGTTGAATATCTCTGCCTCACCATACGCTTGTTCTTTGTGCTTTGCCTTGTAGCAAGCGTAGAACGCAACCGGCGTGGTGTACGGGTCAGGGATAGTCTCTGTTGGAGAAGATGTGGTCAGAGCCGTAGGCATGATGATGGTATCCAACTCAATGCTGTACGTCTGATCGGGAACCGGCCCCAAATAAATACTGGTCTGGCCATACATCGAATAGGCAATTGGCCTACCAATGTAGTTTTGGTAATACCGCAGACGAGCATTGAAGTCTGTGAACGCCATATATTGCAATGCAATACGGGTGTTGCCCCAGATCAAGTTTAAATTGATGATGTCCAGCGTGTTCTGGCCGTTTGGCAAGCTGGATGTCAGGATTACTTCCTGGTTGGCTGCTACAGATGATGTTTGGTAAGTGCGCAAACAGCCGGTGTCTCGCACCATGCGTGTGCGACCAGCATTGATGTAGTCAGTTAGTTCAGAGTCCGTGTAGAAATTCGCATTGGCATCATGCAGCAATCTCCGGCATTCCGTGATGTAGTCAGAGAGTACCATTTGATCCTCATGATGTTATGCGGCGTTTTGGACAATGCCAGCCCTACGCTTTAAAGGCACAGGGACTGGCTTTGCGTCAACCACGGGGGATAGAACGTGGAGATTAGGACGAGAAGACGAAAAACTAAATGAATTTAATCGCTCAAGAGCTTTATCAAATTCACCGCTGTGCTTCATCCATCCAAGTCGTTGAAGATACGGGACTTTGTTGTCATCGCCGTATCCAAATATGTGATTGCAAACAACAGGCGCAATCTCTACCGGCACTCCGACAGGAAACGTGATTCGTTTACCATCAAAGCCATCTTCCAGTTCATGCTTGCTGTTGTTTGTAACCCACATGTTATGCAGTCAAAATATCGCCGTAGATGTACAGGTCAACCGTAGCTGCCGCACCTTGTGCTGTACCCACGTTGATGTACACATAAGCCTGTGAGAATGCGTTTGTGGACGCAATACTCAAGTCTTGTACAACAGCAGAGGAAGACAGTGAAGGAGTAACAGCAGTCACGATTGCAGTACCACCTGCTGCCGCTGCCGTTTGCACGGTGAAGCGAGCAGTTGTTGGATTAATCGAACCATTGGTCATCGCAATGGCACGAATCCGAAACTTGGTTGGAGTGTCGGCAAATGCAACAAACGTATCGCCTGTTGCATTCAAATTCAACGAAGGAACAACAGCCAGCAGAATGCTACCAAATTGACTGGGCAGTTTGTTTGCAACTCTAGATGAGGCCATGTTTGTTCCTTAGATGGTTTGCAGATAAACGGTATCTGACACGCCGCCGAATGCTGTGGTCAATGTGAAGTTGGTTGTACCCAAAGCCACACCCAGACTCAACAGACCCACGTTGGCAGAAGCCACCTGGTGCAAACCGCCGTCAACCAAAGTACCTGTGAACGCTGTGGTGCTGGTGTTGGTCGCAAAACCGTAAGCAGCACGGGGTGTAAAGATACCTGTTGCGATTGCTGGGTTGGTCAACACAGAAGAACCGGCTGTGACGTTTGATGTTGCATACAAAGGAGCAACAGCAGCGTTGGTATAACCAACACCGGAAGCGCCAGAGATGGAAGTCATGGTCAAGCACATCACAGCAGTTGCTGCGGTGGTTGATGCAGGGCTGAAGCTGATGGTAGGAACAGCAGTCATACCAGCGCCGTTGTTGGCGATGGTGATTGCGGTAACAGTACCAGAGCCGACCAATGTTGCGTTGACAGTCAACACTGCGCCAGAACCAGTGGTGTCGCCGTTGGCGTTGACCACAGTGATGGTTGGTGCGGCTGTGTAACCAGCGCCTTGGTTAGTG